ATTCTTTAAATGACAGATCAGATAATAAATATCCAATCAATCCCATTACACACCATGTAATGAGAAATGTGGCTATTACAGCCAACATAAGTTTTGTTGATTTCATTTGTTTGTTATTAAGGAATAATATCTTCATTCATTGCTATTTGTACTATTGAATTAGCATGTGTAATGGTTTCATTGCTTTCACAATCACTACCAACTAATAAACATGCATATTCTTCTAATATACTATATGCTTCTAGCACTGCGTCTAATTGTCTTTTAACTTTTTCTAATTCTTCCATTTTTGTTTGTTATTAAAGAGTTTGTTATTATATTATTAGGCAGAGAGTCTTCTCTGCCATATTTCTCTAAATGCTTCTATCTCATCAGATGTAAACCAATAACTATCTAAACTGATAACTGATTGACCTAATCCACGTGTGAAATGATTACATACATCATACATGTTGTCTATCTCTTGTTGTTTATACCAAGCAAGTTCACTATAATGTTGTTCTAATGGATCATAATAGAACTCATCAGCATCATCATAATAGTCATCATAAAAATCATGACAAGAATATACTATCTCATCACACTTATCTAATAGTTCTTTACATAGATCATACTTACCTAAGTAGTATTCCCAATTACCAGCATTCTTTGATAACCATTCAAGTTCAGCAAGCATAGATTCTAATATCTGTTTCATAATGTATATTTAAAAGGGCCCTAAGAAGAGCCCATTATTATTCTGATAAGGAATACATTTCTTTTTCTATAGTGTTACACTTATTCAATAAGGAAGAAGCAAATAGTTTAATAGAATCTATATTAGATATAACATCTTCTATTCCTTTTGTATCTAATTCTAATAGTCTAACTATATAATGTATTTCTCTTGCTTGTAGTTTGGTCATTGCGTTCATAATGCTATATATATTACTTATGTTTAACGTTGTTTGTTACTTGTTCAATTGACCCTTTTAATACGTGATGGTCCTCACGTTAGTCTCTTCACACTCCCTCCAACACACATTTTATTGAAGAATAATCAGTAAATCATACATTTCATTGAAGAATAGTTATTACGCTCCTCGTAGAAAGTTTGAAAAACTGAGAATAATGCAATATATGGCTTGTTCTGATATTATAGCCCACCCAATGATTAAGATCCCACCCTTATATATAATCTGTGGTTGCTGTAATTGTAATAAAAAACAAAGCTACCCTATAATAGAGTAGCCTTGTTAGTGTTATTAGAACGAAGCATTAGCAAGAGCACTAATTGCATTCTCACTTAAGCCTGATGCTTTAGCTTGTGTTTGGATTGCTTGCACAATTTCCACGTCAAGTAATGAAGCATCTGCGTGAGCTTGTGTGATTTCAGCTTTAGTTTTGAACGCACTAAGAGCTGTTAATCTGTCTGATGTTATTTCAACACCATTAGCGTCAACCACAGCATTACCACTTGCGTCTAAGCTACCAATTTGTTTAGTCTCTGCAATGCAATAGAATGGGAATGTCACTTCTTCATTCTTAGTCCATTGTAAGGATTCCATTTGACGTTTGTGTAAGTGAACTCTAACACCTAAAGCTGTGTAGCCACTAAAATTACCATTTGCTGTGAAAGCACCATTGTTAATTACATAATTTTTCATTTCAATTTCTGTTTTTAGTTAATATTAATAATTTATGTACTCTATATGTGAAAAAGGTTTTGGGATGGATGATGAGCAACGAGAATAGGTTTTGGCTGGATGAGAAGAAAGAGAACCTATTGCAGGCTCTCCACTTCATTTGCTTTGTAATCATTCAACTCTTGTAATGAACTGAATGTTCTATTAGCATGTCTCACAATAGTCTTGTAGAACCATTCCTTATCATCATCAAACAGATCCTCACTCCTTATTATAGTAGATGTTCTATTTGTATTGTATGATATGATGCAAGAAGCATCGATTGGCAACAAGTCATTCTTTATGAAGAATGTTTCTCCATAAACATTAGTAGCATAGTTTCCTTCTATGCTGATGATCTTTGTAAATCTTTCCATGGTGTGTGTTTATTTTAGAATTGATGATTGTGTTTTCAAGTTTTGTAGTTGTGCATGTCAACTGTGGGGAGTAGCCCCAACTTGCAAATTGTGATGGGGGGTTTTGGTATGGATAGGTCTCCAACACTACATACACGATGGGTTTCTAAGTTGGGAAAAAAATTTTGGAAAAAAAATTTGGAGGGAACATAGAATATGTTTTACATTTGGTGGGTGGGTGGGTTTGTCTTTATCTATATAGGAAGAAAAAGTTCATAATATAGCATAGGAATGAAATATTTGTATTGTATGTATTGATTATGTTTTTTTATTATATATCTTTGTCAGAGTAATAAAACTAAATTATGATAGTACAGAGTCTTAAGAAGATTGTACAGACTGATATACAATTAGCTGAGAAGTATTATAGCATACTGTTCACGATAAACAATCTTCATCTAACAGAAAGAGAGATACAGCTCATAGCTTTTACAGCTATTAAGGGTAACATTACATATGCTAATGTAAGGGAGGAGTTCTGCAAAACCTACAACAGTACATCACCAACAATCAACAACATTGTTTCTAAGCTTAAAAGACTTGGTATATTTGTTAAGGAGAATGGTAAGGTGAAGGTAAATCCTAAGATTATTATAGATTTCCACAAAGACTTAATGTTGAATATAAAACTTGTACATGAAGAAACCTCAATCAATGTCAGTGAAGGAGTGGATCATCAAGAAGATGGCAATTAGCATGGTGGTGCCTGAGAAGACAATTGATGCTGTTGTTGTTCATCAGTTTGATTCTGCTAATGATGCTCTTAATGTACATGATAGTGTAGAGATCTCTGGGTTTGGGAAGTTTTATTTCAATAAGAAGAAAGCTCAAACGCAATATGATAAGTATGTTAGGATAAAACAATCATATGAGAATCTGTTAGCTGATGATTCTTTATCAGATAAGAAAAGACACTCTACAGAACAAAAAATGATTTCAATATTAAACGATATTAAAATTTTAAAACCAAAAATCAATGAGCCTGGGACAAATATTTGAGGGATGGAAGAATCACCTTCTCCCTGAGGAAAGAACAAAAGCTTTTATAGAACATGTAAGCAATGAAAGACTTGATATATGCAATGCATGTGACAAGCATTCTAAAAATCACGCATCTGTAAGACCAGATGCACATTGCACAGAGTGTGGATGTACATTAGCTGCTAAAACTAAATGTTTAACGTGTGAATGTCCATTAAAGAAATGGATAGCACAAGAAATGCCAAAAGAAAATGATGTTACGTAAAATACCATTAGGACCATTCATAGAAATCCTTACAGACTTATTTGATAATGGGGCTGATTTTATTGATTTATCAGGTGATGTTAATGATGAAGGAGAAGCACCAAGAGATAGTATTAAGATTACAGTGAAGCCTGAGTATCTATCTCCTGATATTAATAATGAAGAAGAAGAGGAAGATTTAATAGATCTTGGAATGGATTTTATAATACACAATGAAACTGGTGATGACACAACATCAAGCTCTCCTCTTTCTGATGATGACATTGAAGATTTAATATAAATAGCATGAGCAAAAAGCCAAACTATTATCGACAAATCATACATGTGCTAGAAAATCTACACAAGGCCCATCCAACATATAATATAGGAAGACATATTTCTACAGCATTGGATGGATATGACGATATATGGGGTGTGACAGATAAAGAATTTCTATTTGCTTTAGAGAAATATGAATTAGAATTAAACATGGATTCTCCTCATATAGATGAAGAGGAAATAGAGGAGATAATAAAAGATGGCATGAATTTGGAGAGAACATTGTTCGAAGAAGAGGAGGACTAAACAACAAAACTACATAATGGCAGTAAAAAAGAACACATACATCAATACAGAACTTGATTGGGCAGAACAGCAACTGTCAAGTTGGAAAGAATACGTTGATGCTAATCCCTTACATACATTAGAGGATAGAATCAAATGGAAAGAAACTAAAGCTGGTGGTGCTATGCCTATGGTGATTGCATCTATTGAAGCTCAAGGTAAGTTTGTCCAAGAGACAATGAAAAACTATCTAGCTCTGTTAGAGCAAGTGGATAAACTACGTGAGAAAGAAGAAGCTAAGAAGGTGGAAACACGTGGTGGTCAAGAACTTGGTTCTATGGCAGAAGAATTCTTAAAAGGTAGAGGATAGTGAACTTACATAATATAGAGTATAAGGATTGGTTCATCAATCAAGGACGTATTCCAGATGAAACATCTAGTGAATACAAAGCATTCTTCAATTTCCACAAGGAACTTTGTATGAATGGCTGCATGATGGATGGACAATACATCAATCCATTTCTATATTGGCATTTAAACATATGGCACACAGAGGTGGATACCATAGATGAATATGGACGTATCAACCAGAAATATGCTAATCCACTACTTAGAGATAATGAGTGGTTAGTAACAAATGAAATAGACAGAGCACATAAAGAAAAGAAAGGCCTAGTTATACTAGGTATTCGTCGTTTTGCTAAGTCTGTTATTGAGGCTTCTTACATTGGTCAAGGAGCTACGTTTGATGAAAACAGTCAGAACATTATTGCAGGACTGAATGCTCCTGATATTAAGCTGATTACAGATAAGATTGACAAAGGACTTAACTTCCTACCTAAATCCTGGAGATGGCAGAGGGTAGAGGATAACTGGAAGAACCAAGTTACCTTAGGTATTAAGACCAAGTCAGGAGAGAGAATACCCTTCTCTCAGATTCTTATACGTAACTTAGATGGTGGTAACAATGAAGAGGCTATTGCAGGTACTAAGCCTAGAAGGCTAATTATTGATGAGATAGGTAAGGGATCGTTTTTACGAGGACTTCAAGCTGCTATACCAGGTTTTACAACACCATTTGGTTGGGGATGTTCTCCAATACTTACAGGAACAGGTGGAGACATGAAGATGTTCATGGATGCTAAATCATTGATGTTTGATGTAGAAAACTTCAACTTCCTAGAATACAACAATGCCAAGGATGATAAAAGAGTGCATGGACTCTTTATATCACATAAATATAGAATGGAGGCCAAAGAAGAATCTTCTCTTGGTGCATTCTTAGAAAAACCAGAAGGATCTTCTCTATATCAAGTGAAGATGATGGTCTCTAATGAAGAGAAAGCTACAGAAATCACCAATGGTAATTTAGAGAAACTTAAGAAAGCTGGTGATAGAATGGCCTATCTGAAAGAGAAGATGTACTATCCACAAGAAGTGGATGACATATTCTTAAATGAGGATACCAATATATTTGATATTGAATCAGCTAAACGTCAGAAAACCAGACTGTTAATGCAAGAAAGAACAGGAATGCCTGTTTTTTTATATGATGATGGAAATGGTGTTAAGCATGAGTTTACAGATAAGCTTCCTATATCAAACTTCCCTCTGAAGAATAGTGACATGAAGGATGCTCCTGTAGTGATATATGAGTTTCCAATTGAATCTCCTCCTTATGGGTTATATGTTGCAGGGATTGACCCTTATAGACAAGGTAAATCTGCATACTCAAGCTCATTAGGATCTGTATACATATATAAACGTATGCATGCTATATCAGGAGAGAAGTATCAAGATATGTTTGTGGCTAGTTATTGTGCTAGACCAGACAAGAAAGAAACATGGGAAGAGCAAGCTCGCTACCTCATCAAGTATTATAATGCTAGAGCTCTATGTGAAAATGATGAGATCTCATTTATTGACTACATGATAGCCAAAGGAGATGCACATTATTTAGAAAGACAACCAGATTGGTTAAAAGAAATAGTTCCAAATACCACAGTGCGAAGGGATTATGGAATACATAGATCTTCTGAGAAAATACGAGACTTTCTTCATGGATGTCTTAAGAAGTATACAGAAGAAGCTATACATGTAGAGAAAGATGATGATGGAAACATCATATCAGAAATAAAAGGAATGTCAAAGATATTTGATCCTGTTCTATTAGAGGAGATGATCCAGTATAACGAACAAGGTAACTTTGATAGAATCATTGCTGCAGAATTAGCTGTAGCATTAGCTATGAAGCTAGATCCCATTATGGGAAAAATAGGTGGAGAGGAAGATTCAAGAATCAAATCAATGTTCACTAAGAACAAAAAGAATACGCTCTTTACAGAGAGCAGAGCAATGTTTAACACACCAAAAAGTAAATTGTTTAGATAAAATGGCAATAATTAGATATACAAAAGATGCAACTATCAGATATGCTTATCTGAATATATTCCCTGATCAATTTAAAACAGAGAAGGAGAAAAAAGATGAGAGTTGGATTAAGAATACAATGGACTATTTCTCCAACAAAGCATATGCTGAGTATGTAAAGAATAGAGATACATTTGTTAAAAACTACGATCTTATGAAAGGCATTCTTCGTATGGAGGATTTCTATCAAGAACCAGAAGTGAGAAGCTTTACAGATGTATTAACATCAGATCTAGAACTTCCTGCTTATGTAAAGATGTATTCTATTATTACCACTCCTGTTAATGAGTTAGTAGGAGAGATCTCTAAACGTCCTGATACATTTAGAGTGAAAGCATTTGATGAGGATAGTCAATCAGAAGAACTACAATTCAAAACTGATACATTACAACAGTATGTAATAGGTCAAGTCAAACAACAATTGGCAGAGAAAGCTGCAGTGCAAGGACAAGAAATTGATGCTGAGCAATTAGATCAAATGACAATGGAGCAGGTTAAGGATCAGTTAGATGATTATACATCTATTGCTGAGAAATGGGCTAACCATATTCTTACATGTCAGAAAGCTGAGTTTAATTTAAAAGAAAAATCTGAAGATGCTTTCAGAGACATGTTAATATCTGCTAGAGAATTTTACCATATATATGAAGACAACTCGAAACTTGGTTTTAACATTGAAGTGGCCAACCCAAAGAACACTTGGTTTCTTACTACTCCTGATAGAAAGTGGATATCAGATCCCACTGGTAGAGCTCAAGGAGCCTATGCTGCTGGTACAGTACAAGTTATGGAGCTTTCAGAGATCATTGAAAGCATACCAGATCTTACAAAAGAGGAGATCGACCACTTGCGTTCATCGCTCCAAGATTATGGACTAATCAATGTACGTGAGTCAAACTTAGGTAATCCAGATGCTATTCCTGGACAAGACTCTGTAATGTATGATACATTTGACCCATTAGTGTTACAGACACGTATGATCATTGAATCAGAAATGAAAGAGAACAATGATGGACTTAAAGACTTCTTAGGGCTAACAAACAATGTTAGTTCATTTGGTTATAAGTATGTTGTTGTACGTAGTTATTGGATCTCTAAAAGAAAGATAGGTAAGCTTATCTACATGGATGAGATGGGCAATGAGCAATCAATGCTTGTTGATGAAAACTACAAATCAGGAACTATACCTACACAACAATCATTAGAATGGGGATGGATCAATGAATGGTATCAAGGAACTAAGATTGGGCCAGACATCTATCACATCAAACCATTCAAACTATTAAACTACTGTCCTATTATAGGAACAACGTATGAGGTGAAGAATACAGAGGCTAAATCTCTAGTAGATCTTATGAAACCTTTCCAGGTGATATACAATGTATGTATGAATCAGTTATACAAACTTCTAGAGAAAGAGGTTGGTAAGGTTCAACTTATGTCAATTAGACATATTCCTATTCCTAAAGATGGAGATGCACAAGATGCTCTTGACATGTGGGAAATGGAAGCACGTAATAGAGGTGTGGTATTTATTGATGACAGTCCAGAGAACTTAAAAGCTCCTAGTTCATTCAATCAATTTACAGCTCTTGACCTTACACGTACACAGGAGATACAAGCTAGATACACGTTAGCTCAACAAATGAAGATGGAATGTTGGGAACTTGTTGGCATGTCTAAACAACGTATGGGATCTGTATCAGCTAGTGAGAGTGCAACAGGTACTAACACTGCTATGCAGCAAAGTTATTCTCAAACAGAACCATTGTTTGTAGCTCATGAATATGTTATGGGACAATTGTACCAAGCTATTATTGATGCTGCATTGTATGTAGAATCATCAAAACCTCAGAGTACACTTTCATATATCACTTCTGAGGGACTATCTGCATTTGTACAGGTGAATGGAACAGATCTTAAATTTCGTGACTTAAAAGTGTTCTTAACCAATAGACCAGAAGACACACAAATGTTTAATGAGCTTAGACAACTTTCTCAAGCTATTATTCAGAATGGTGGCACACTTTATGATGTAGTGGAACTGTATAGTTCTAAATCACAAAGAGAGCTTAAGAAAACATTCAAAGATCTTAGAGACAGACAAATTGCTATGCAAGAACAGCAACAACAACTTGCTCAACAACAGCAACAAGCTCAACAAGAACAAGCTCAAGCTCAACAACAATTTGCTATTCAACAACATGAAGAGCAAATTGCTAATGATAATTATCAAAAAGAACTTGATAGATTGTCTAAAGAGAAGATTGCAATTATACAAGCTACAGGATTTGGTAATGTTGCAAGTGAAGATGAGAATGCCAACACTGTTCCTGATGTAATGGAAATGAGTAGATTAACTCATGACCAAACCAAAGCTGATAAAGACTACCAAACTAAAATGGCTGACATAGCATCTAAAAATAAACAAGCTAATGATAAAATGGCTATAGAGCAAGAGAAAATCAAGGTGGCTAGAGAGAATATGGCAAACGATCTTGCTGTTGCAAAAGAGAATGCTAAGGGAAGAAATAACAAAAAAAGTTAAAAAACTTCTTCCACAGGTAAGGGTAAAACACATTAATGCTATATTATCTAGAAAATTGGATCACATTGATTCATAACCCTTTGATATTCCAAACCCTTATTATACTTTTACATAAACAAAACCAAACATAAATACAACTACATATGGCTGATAATTTAGATAACTTTAGTATCCAAGGTACTATGGAAATGGGAATGGGTAACCAAGAACTATTAAATGACTTGTTTTCCCCTGAAACATCAACATCAAATCCAGAAGATGTTACACCTATCATTAAAGACGCAGATGCTCCTTCTGCACCAGATGCACCAGCAGTTCCTAAGGGTAAGGATATTGTTCCTCCTAAGAGTGTTGATGGTAAAACAGATGAAGAGAAGTTAGATGGACAATCTATGATTGCTGATTTCTTAAGTGATGATGAAGATGAGGACGATGATACACCTGCACCAGCAAAACCTGCAAAAGCTCCAGAAGCTACTGATGCTGATGATGATGATGATGATGACACTCCACAAGGTACACAATTCACTGCTCTTGCAAATGATCTTTATAAACTAGGTGTATTTACCAATGATGATGATGATAATCCAGAACCAGTAACCACTGCAGAAGAGTTCTTAGAAAGATTTGAAAATGAAAAGAAAAAAGGTGCTAGTGAAATAGTACAAAACTTTATAGGACAATTTGGAGAAGATTATCAAGAAGCTTTTGATGCCATATTTGTGAAAGGAGTTAATCCAAAAGATTACTTCACTACATATAATAATGTTGTTGGATTTGCTGAAATGGATCTTTCGCAAGAAAGTAACCAGATATCAATAATGAAACAAGCATTATCAGATCAAGGATTTGATGCTGAAGATATAGATTCAGAAATTGAAAGACTTCAGAATTATGGTGATCTTGAAAGTGTAGCTACTAAAAACCACAAAGTTTTGGTTAAAAAAGAAGCAGCCAAGTTACAACAATTAGAACAAAAATCTGAAGCTGAGTTACAACAAAAAGCTCAAATCAGAAATCAATACATTAAGAACGTACAAGATATTCTTAATGAAAAAGTTAAATCAAAAGAGTTTGATGGTATTCCTGTCAATCCAAAATTAGCAACAGAACTACAAGACTTCTTATTAGTTGACAAGTGGAAAACTCCAACAGGAGAAACACTAACAGACTTTGATCGTGCTATTCTGGATATGAAAAGACCAGAGAACCATGCAATGAAAGTTAAGTTAGGTCTTCTTATGAAGATGTTGGAAAAAGATCCTACATTATCAACTATACAAAGAACAGGTGTGTCTAAAAAGACAGATCAGTTATTTGGAGAAGTTGCAAGACAAGTGACTAAATCAAAGTCATCTGGAACAAGTAGTTCAACAGCTAAACCCAATTCATGGTTTTTATAACAAAAAATAATTAATAATTAACAAAAACGAATAACAAATGGCAATTCAAACAATCCCTGGGTTAACAGGTTTTACTTATGCTCGTGTTGCGTCTATGGACAAACGTGCAGTGGGGAAACTTACAGACTCAAATCACTTAGAGAGTTTTCACTCCACAGAGCCAGCTGATTATGATAAAAAGATTATCTCTTTATATACTCAGAGCTCATTGTACAGTAATGACTTCTTGGACATGATCAACAAAAGCACACCTTATTACATTGATAATAATAGTGATGCATGGAAATGGCAAGTAGCAGTTCCTTACAAATTCCCAAAAATTATTGACGTTCCTCAATCTACATTAGATTTAATATCTTCTGGTAAAACAGGTATTGATGGTCAAGAATTTAACTTAGTATTAGATACTAATGAGTTTTCTAAAAATGCTATTGTATCTGTAGGTACACGTCAGTATGGTCCACGTTTCTACGTGATCAAAGATCCACAACCATGGAATATGGGATTCTTGTATTCATTTACATTAGTAACTGATAATCCAACAGTTGACTTTGTAAACCCTACATTCTTACAACATGGTGTTGAACTAGAATTAGTTGATGCTGCTATTGGTGAGTTTGACCAAGACTTATTAGGTCTTCCTAGATTAGGTGAGCAAATCACTATGTTCGAATCATTAGGTTCTGCATATGGATATGAGCACAAAATCACTGAGTGGGCTGATGACAAAATGATGAGAGATGCTTCTGGTAAGCCATTAGACATTTTAGTATATGCTCCACAAAGACGTAACCAATTACCTTTAACTCGTAATGATGTTAAATGGGAACCATTTATTGAGTTCTGGATGCGTAAATCTATGTTAGAATTGAAAGTTAAACGTATGATCTGGGCTAAACCAGGTACAGTTAAAACTAATGGTTCTAAACAAGAATTGAAAAGAACATCTGCTGGTGTATACCACAGAATGAGAAATAATGGAAACTTAGTTCAATATAACAGAGGTGAGTTTTCTGCTAACTTGATTCGTTCAGTATTTGGAGACTTGTTCTACAGAAGAGTGGATGTAAAAGACAGAAGTGTAAAAATGTATACTAACGAAGCTGGATTCGATGTATTCCAACAAGCTTTGAAAACAGATGCATTAAACTCTGGTCTTACGTTCATGGCAGATTCTGGAAACAGATACATGCAAGGAGAAGGACAACATATCACTTACAACTTTGCATTTGATGCAATGGTAACTCGTGAGACTGGTAGAGTTGAATTGATCCACTTAAAAGAATTAGATTTACCACAAACTAACTTAGAGTTTGGACAAAACAAAAAGAGCACTCCAGTATTTATGGTGTTTGATGTGTCTCCAATGTCTGATGGTTCAATGGTAAACAACATTAGAGAAGTACGTATGAAAGGTGCTCCTTCTATGACATGGGGTTATATTGATGGTACTCGTCACCACTTAGGTTTTGCTAAGTCTCAAGGTATGAGTTCAGCTAATAAATTCCCAGGATACGAAATCTGGATGAAAGACAGATGTGACGTATTTATTGAAGATCTTTCTAGAACTGTGTTGATCGAGGAAATCCCACAATTCTAATAATAACAAAGTAGTTACTACGCCAAGAAGAATAATTACTTATATCAAGTTGTAGGCGTACCAGAGTAACTCATTTATCCGAGAAAAATCCCCTCACCTCCTCTCCCTCCTAGAGGGGATTGATCTCAAACACTAGACTTCATGTCTGTGTATAGAGTGTTTGATATGGATAGTATCCATGATCAGGTCCCTTCGATGGGACCACTCTACTAAATAAAACCAAATTATTAAATTAACTACATATGGGTAAGACAGGCAAAATCTCTACGATAAAACGTGAGTATAATAGTTCGCAATTGCAAACTATGGATAGTGGGTTAGCACAAAAAGGTATGACAAGAATTCCTGGAACAGGAGTATTCAAATATCCTTACAAGGAATTAGATGGTAAGTATAGAACAGGACTTGATCCAGATGCTGCTTACATCAAACGAATTCAAGATCCAACTGAAAAAGAACTTGAAATTGAAAGAGTTACTGCTCTTAGAAAAAAACTTGAGAACGAGATTGGTGATATTGATCTTGGACCACGTTCTAAATTCTGGAACTATGGATTGTCATTATCTCCAGATGATCAAACTCACGTACAAGCAGTTAAATTGATGGATGGTGATAACTATTTTGATTTAGCAAATGCTTTCCAAGAAATAGCCTTTTCATGGTTGAGAGTACATCCTACCATTGCATCTTCTCACCAAGCTTGGGAAAGAGGGGAATATCCAGCAGAGACACAATTTTATGTTGTTGATGATGAGATAGAAAATGCTGTAGTCTACAAGAAAAAACAATTGATCAACAAAGCAATTGTTAAGTTTGATTCAATGACTCCTGAGAAGAAACGTAAAGTTGCAAGACTTTTAGGACTTCCAGTATCAGAAGATTCGAAAGAAGAAGTAGTATACAACTTAGTAGATAATGTATTGAAACAAACAGAATTCAAGAATGGTAAGTATTCAGGATTGAATCCAGTTGAAGTGTTCAATAGATTTGCTGACATGAAAGAAGCTTTACTCCATATTAAAGATTTAGTAAAACAAGCTATAACACATTCTATTTATAGAGTTAAACCTAATGGTAAGGTTTATGAAGGTGAGTTTGAGATAGCTAAAGATGAAGAAGATTTAGTAAAATTCTTAGCTGATGATGATAACCAAGATGAGTTATTAGTATTAGAAGGAAAATTAAAAACTAAAAAACTAGCTGCTGTATAAGTAGCTAGTTTTTAAAAATATAAAATATGATACCAGTAGATAGTTTATTATACAAGATTGATCAAAGATTGAATAAGCTATCAACTAATGAGCATCAAATGATTCAGCTTGAAGATAAAATCTTAGCTCTAAATGAGGCTCAGATTAAGTTGATAAAGCAAAAGATTGATGGTATTAGTACTGCTAGTCAATTAGGTCAAGATTCATTTAAGAAACGTTATGAAGACTTACAGAGTCTCATCTTAGATTATAATCATCAACCGTTGACACTAACATTAGAAGATACTAACTTAAATCAATGGTCAGCAAATGTTCATTTACTTGAACCAAAATATATGTTCTATGTAGATTCATATATTTTAGCTGATAAAGGAAGATGTAAAGACAGAAGAATTTGGATCAATCGAGATCTTGCTAAACATGGTGATCTTCAGTTTATATTAAACAATGATCATTATAAACCAAGTTTTGAATACCAAGAAACATTTAATGTTCTTGCTTCTGATAAAATATCTATATACACTGATGGGACGTTCACTCCTAAGAATATACAGATAATGTACATGAGATATCCTAAATATATAAACAAAACAGGATATATAATGTTAGATGGTCTTCCATCATTTGATCAAGATTGCGAATTAGAAACATATCTAGAAGATGAATTGTTAGATTTAACAGTACAGAATCTAGCAATGTATACAGAGAATCAATCTGCTGTTCAAAATGCAGCATTTAGGATTCAAACAAACGAGTAAATTTTTAACTTAATAAATAAATAAAATGGCTGATTTTTCATTAACCACGGTATTCGTGGTTCCAGTAGGGCAAACTGCACTCCCTAGCTCTGGCTCAACACAAAACTTGACTGCAGGACAAGTTGGTTTCTTTAGAAACGATTATTCAGTAGCTACTTCTGCGAATATTGCTGCTGCTCCTTATTTCTACATAGCTCAAGGTAGAGACAACACTTATCTTCAAGGATCTAAAAGATCTGATAAGATCAAAGGATGTCCTTCAGGGTCTGGTTGTAGTTCAAATGTAACTGAATGGTACAAAGTATCAGGATGTCCTACAGCTGCTAACCAAATCACTGATGTAACTAATTTCACTGTACAATGTGGAGAAACTATCACGTTAACTTTACGTGCTCACTCTTCTTACATTGATACATTGTATTTCAATGGTTTCACTCGTTCAGTAACAATCCAAGCTCCATGCTGTGGTTGTGACGAAAATCCATGTGCTGATGTAAGTGACAACACTATCATCGATTTATTGATTGCTAAATTGAGACAACAAGCTCCTGGTATCAATCCTGATAACATTAGTTTCAACACATTCTATACATTTGAAAATGTAGGTGGTACAATCTTACGTATTACAGGAAAACCATTAACTAAATATGGTCAACCTTGTGATATTGCAGCGTTCCCATTTGAATATGACAGAATGTATTTCAGAACATTTGTATATTCTGGTCCAGCTACAACTGCTGACTTTATTGTAGCAGATGCTTGTAATATTGTTGCTAATCCAATTGTTACTCAACGTGCTTCTTATGCTACTGGTACTTCTGAAGAAATTATCCAATTAGAGAAAAACTTCTACAGCTACCAAGCAGGTTACTTGAAACATTTATACAGAATGAATGGTTATAACGAGAACTTCGAATCTTATGTTTCTGCTGGTCAAACTTATAACACATTCTATATCAGATTCAATGAGTATAACAGATCTGAGTACCAATGGGGTGATTATATTCAACAAGACTCTACAGTGATTATTGCTATCCCACAAGGAGGTGGTAATTTAACTTCTGCGATTGAAACAGTCTTAGTAGCTGGTTTAGGTGCTGTAGTAGATCAAGGTATTCCTTGTATCACAACTACAACAACTACATCTAGTGCTCCTGCATCAACAACTACAACTACTTCTACTCAAATTCCTTAAGGATAAAGAAGTAGTAAATTATTAAATAACCTATGCCAGGGGAAAGAGGATATCACTCATATTCCTCTGGCATAATTATTATAAAAACATGGCAAACTTACAATTAGATATATTAGTAATCCCTACTTATAGTGTACTTACACTTGGAGTTATTGATGCTTCTACATATCCAACTACTCCCCCTTCTGTAATATCTCCAACAATAGAAATAACTCCTCCTGGATTTAATGTTGCAGTTATTCCTTTTGATGTTGATAATTTTAATATCTTTACATCAGCAAATTTAGGAATTTCACCAACAGGGACTAGTCAACCTCTTCCTGATGGTGTATATCACTTAAGATATTCCATTGCACCTGCATACGCAAACTTCGTAGAAAAATCTATAATGCGTACAGATCAAATTCAAGAAAGGTTTGATGAAGCATTTATGACACTTGATATGATGGAATGTGATAGTGCAATTAGAACACAATCTAAAGTAGAACTAACATCTATATATTTCTTTATTCAAGGAGCAATTGCAGCAGCTAATAACTGTGCAATAGTAAATGCAAATAAACTATATAATCAAGCAGATAGAGCATTAACAGCTTTCATAAGAAATAATTGTGGATGTTCTGGTAATAATTATATAAACAACTTTAATTAAAAATCAAATGGCAAATTGTGGAAACTGTGGTGCTAATGTTGGATGTGGGTGTCAATTAAAAGATGGCTTATGTGCAGCTTGTCGTGCTGCTGCAAATAAAGCATTAAAATTTTTTAGAATATGTTAACACCTAGATTAACTAATTGTGCACAATGCGAAGATATATGTTCATTAATTGACAGTATTGACTGCAAGGTTGCAGAGATGAGTGTTAGCTTATACAACAATGTTGTATTTATGCTAAACAAATCTTTCAACCATGAGTTACTTTCTGATTTATTGAACTATAAACGTATTCTACAGTACAAGGTGTGTAATCCAAACTATGCAGGACATTTCACTGTTAATATGATTGCTAGTAAAGTGAGAAGGTTCACATCTGGATGTATAAAAGATTGTAGCTGTCGTACTTCTGGTACAGGAATTACAACAACATCTACAAGCACAAGCACATCAACATCTACATCTACATCAACATCAACATCTACATCTACTAGTACAAGTACTTCTACAAGCACTAGTACTTCTACAAGTACTTCTACTAGTACAAGCACTTCTACTAGTACAAGTACAAGTACATCAACATCAACATCAACATCATCTAGTAGTACAACTACATCAACGACTACAATTCCTCCTTGTAGTTATGTTCTTTTAGCAGATATTAATGGTTATATTCTAAGATATTTTTTAGAAACTAATACAGTTGTTACATTATTTAGAGGACCTATTGCAAAAGATTTAGCACATACCTATGATAAATTATGGCTCAATACTGCAAATAGTATAGTTGAATATAATGTAACTTTATCTCCTTGGTCACAAACACTTAATAGAACTATTAGTACAGGTTCTGTTACAACTGGAAACGCTCTTGGTAAATCACCTGGAAATAATAATAAATTAGTTACTGTTGATATAAGTAGAAGTCCAGGAGTAATTGTTGAATTAGACATTACAAATTCACCAGCAACATCTGTTGATATTGTAACACTTCCACCAGGTGCTGTAACACCAGGAGATTTATTAATCACAGATACTGTACAACCAAAAATATTAATAAATTTAACTGATGTCATAGGTGGTCCAAATGGATTATACCAATATGATTATAATACAGGAGCTTTTGAAATTAGTGTTCCTTTAGGTCCAGCATCATTAGCATTTGGTATATATGAGGAAGGTAATTTAATTTATTTAGTAACTGGACTGGGTTTAACTTATTCTCTCTTACCAACACCACCTTATACAGTAACTTTAGTACAAACTATACCAATAGTAAGTCCTATTTCAAATATAATTGGAGGGTCTCAATTAGTTGAGTGTACAGAAATAATATTAAGCACTTCTTAAAAATTATAATTAATTTAAAATAATAACAACATGTCTTGTACAAATTGCTTTAATGGATGTGCTGAAACTATCTCAGATCAGTGCGTAAAATATACAGGGATAGATGTTCCTGCTCTTGGTATTTCAACTGGTGACAGTTTATTGTCTGTTGAAAATGCTATTACAAACTTTCTTGTTCCAGCAATAAATGGTACAGGAATAAAACCTATTATAGATGCTAACATTATCTGTGACATTGTAAAATTATATCTTCCTCCTTGTACTACGTGTGTAGGATTTACATTGAATGAAGTGCTTACAGCTATTATAAAAACAGTGTGTGATCTTCAAGAACAAATAGATGATATTGATGGAACGCTTGCTACATTAAATGATGATTATACAATTGGATGTTTAACAGGAGTTACATCTTCTTCAGGTACACATGATGTTGTACAAGCTACTATAAATAATCTTTGTTCTTTAAACACAGCATTTAGCATTTTAGTATCACAATTAAATTTGATTAATGTAACTTCATTAAATATAGATACATATATTGCTAATTATTTAGATAGTCAACCTTCAACTAATTCAGCTAGTGCTAGAATGGTTCCTTATGCTCCAATTGCTTACTTTGGTCCTCTTTCAAATTATCCTGCTTCAGGAGATAGTTTTGATGTATCAGGAGCAGGACAAAATTATTGGGCTAAAGTGTATTTATGTAATGGTGCTAATCCAGGAGTTCCTGATTTAAGAGGATGGACACTTGTAGGAGTTACAACAGGAATGTTTGGAGGAGCTCTTAATTCTATAGTTGATCCTGCAGCTAGTCCTAATAATCCTAACTACACTATAATAGGACCAGGTTCACTACAGGGAGCAACTGCAGTTACATTAGGTGTAGGGGAAATTCCAAATCATACACATATTGCCACTGTTACAATTAATGATCCAAAACATAAACATAGTATTACTAATTATAATGTAACAAATGGTTCTACAACATCACCTCTTATTGGAAATTCTAATACTACAGCATCATTTGATACAACTGAATCATTAACTGGTTTAAAAGGAACAGGTCCTGGACAAAATGTTTTTGTTACTAATTCTGCTATAGGTAGTGGAGATGCTCACTCTAATATTCAACCATCAAAAGGTTGTTATTATATTATATATATACCTTAATTAATTATGTGGCCATTCTTATCAAAAAAATGCAATTGTTCAGCAACTCCTACTAACTTAGGAACATCATGTGATCATAGTGGTCTTACCACTAATGATTTAATATATGATGGTCCAAATGGAGTGTGTTCTAATGTTGCTACAGGAATGACAGTAACAGACGCATTTCAACAATTAGATTATTTTTTATGTAGCATAGACTTCACACAATATCTATTAGATTTAATACAAAACAATCCAAACTTATTTCCTAATTTCATTGCATTAGTTAATGGAGCAATTAATTGTAGTACAATAATTGCATGTGGTCCACCACCTATTAATTGTACATTTACAGGAAGTGCTAATCAGCTTCCTTCACCTACAACTACAACAACCAGTAGTTCAACTAGTACATCAACTAGCACTAGCACAAGTACATCTACTAGTACAAGTAGTAGTACTACAACTACTACCACTACAGAAGGACCACTAGAAGAATTTATAATTAACGCTGTGGGTGTTACTAGAATTTTTCCTACTGTGGTTAATCCTGGCTCAACACCAAATGGATTTCGAATAACAGCGTCACGTTATTATTATATAAATTGGGGAGATGGTATAGAACAATTTCAAGCAGGAACAACTGAGATATTTCACACATATTCATCACCATATACAGGACAAATTAAAATTTTATCAACAGATTTAACGACAATAACATTATTTGAGTCAGGAACAAATCCTCACAATTCTCAATCATTGTCGACATCAACAATTGAGTTAAAAAAATTAGATGGGTTGTTGAGTTTAAATGCGGTTCCTACTAATGGTTTATTTATTACTGGTGACGTTGTAGATTTACCAAGGACTTTAACTGGTTTGAATACTAATAATAACAATCTTAGTGGTGATACATCTGATTTACCACGACCTTTAATAAGTATTGTTATAGGTGGTAATACTACAATTAGTGGTGACACACTTGATTTACCACGATTTTCAACAAGTATAAATATATTTGGTGCTAATGCAATTAGTGGGGATACATCAGGATTTCCAATCACTTTAACTGATAATTTACAGTTGAGTGGTGATAATACAGTTAGTGGAGATACATCTGATTTACCACGTATGTTAACAAGCTCAACAGTGATTATTAGAGGTTTTAATACTATAAGTGGTGATACATCTGATCTACCTTCAGTAAGACAATTAAGAATTGATGGTGATAACGAAATAAGTGGAACTGTTTTAAATTTACCAAGGTCACTTGTAATTTGTGAAATGGATGGTGATAATACAATAAGTGGTAGTATATCTACAGTACCACCAAACATACAGATTTTACTTATGCTTGGTAATAGTGCAGTTAGTGGTGATATAACAACATTACCATTATCATCACGTGCTATTCGTATAGAGGGTTCTAACACTTTAACTGGTGATTTATTTTTATTACCACCATCAATAGTTAGTTTTAATGTAAGGTTTGGTAATAATACCTTTAGTTATTCTTCATCAGGTAGAACTTGGGCTTCTAACTACACAGATTTAACTATACAACCAGCATTTGGTGGTAGTTGGACAGGGTTTAACTCAACAGAAACAGACAACCTGTTAAATGATATTTATAGTAAATATATTAATACCCCTTCTAGTGACTTTACAATTAAATGTGGTTCAACACCTAAACGAACAATAGCAAGTGAGACAGCATATAATGCACTAGTAGCACTTCTTGGGACATCTAGAGTAGTTTTAAATTAAATAAAATAAAATAAATTGTTTAAATAATATAAACCAAATAATATGACAGTATTAATAACCTTAACTATAGCAGGAATTGATTCAGGTCCTTTTGACCTTTATTCAAATCTTGATGGATATCTATCAGCTTTTGAGTCAGGGGTTGATAAAACGTCTTTGGAAGCAGGATATCCATCAGCTCTTGTCCCTGATTTTACAACAACTATTAGAGTGAGATCAAATAATACATTTTGTACAAATTATATTGATGTTCCTGTAGCAGAACCAACTACTACTACTACAACAACTAGTAATAGTAGTTCTTCTACCACCACTACAACAACAACATCAATAACAATTCCTTTATAAATAAATTATGATAGCATTAATAACATTAGTTATACCAGTAGGAGGAGGTGCTGGACCATTTAATCTCTATTCAAATGTGAATGGTTATACACCTGCGTTTGCATCAAACATATCTGCTCAAGATTTAATAGCTGGATATATATCTAATGTTGTTCCTGATGGTACAACTATAATTAGAGTGACATCTTTAGATTCATGTACAAATTCTATTGATATACCATTAAATTTGATTACAACAACTACTAGTAGTAGTAGCACATCTACTAGTAGCACGTCAACCACCTCTACATCAACAACTGTTGCTCAAGCATGTTATATATATAATTTAACAGCAACAATTAATAATGCTAGTTGGACAGCACAGTTATGTTCTGGAGGTGTTACATCAGGAGTGTTACCTTTTGTTGGAAATACATTTACTACTCCTTGTATTATAAATACATCATTAGTATTAAATGGCATCACTGCTGTTACAAATTCTATTAATTGTTCAACAACCACAACTACTAGTACTACAGTACGACCAACTACAACTACTACTAGTACTTCCACTAGTACATCTACTACCACTAGTACAACCACAATACGACCAACTACAACTACTACTAGTTCTAGTAGCACTAGTACAAGTACATCTAGTACATCTACAAGTACATCTAGTAGCACTTCAACCACTACAAGTACAACTACAGCTGTTCCAACTACCACCACAACTAGTAGTAGTTCAACAAGCACCAGTACCTCGACCAGTACATCTACTAGTACTAGTACATCAACTAGTACTTCAACAAGTACAACAACAACAACTACAACTATATGTAATAATCCAAATCTTATTGTAAATGGTACATTTGATACTAATTTAGATGGTTGGCAACAAACTATACCTGGAGATTTTCAATGGAGCTCATTGCATGGAGGAAGTGCTCAATATGTAGGACAAGATGAATTGGCAAAATTATATCAAAATATTCTTGTACCAGGAACTACATACGATGTGTCATTTGATTTATGGATAAATCATCCTATTTGTTCTGATGTTTATGTGAAAGTATTTTTAGGTACAACAGAATATGGTCCAATACAAATAGTTGGAAATCAAACTATAATTTTTAGTGCAACTTGTGTAGGCAATTCAACGTTTGCTATTCAAGGACAAGATGCTTGTGGTGTTCCTTTCGATACAATATTTATTGATAATGTAGTAGTAAATGAACGTTGTATAATACTTAGTTAAACATAGCCTAATAAAATAAAATATAAAAAAATGAGTTGTTCAAATAACATAACCCCTTGTGGATGTGGAACTTCATCAAATGATGTTGTATACCAAGGACCTAATTTATCATGTACTGGTGTATCAAATTGTGATACCCTTGCAGAA